TTCTTCGGCAAGAGTGTGCCGTCCCTCGTTAAGACACAGCTCGCACCACGGGTGTAATGCAATAAAATAATTTCGCAGTTTTTTCCACGTTCTTCCGTAACGTTTCTTTGAAGCTGCTTCTCGTCTGTATTTGTTATAGTTGCTGTATTCTTGCTTTTGGTGCTTCTCACAGTACCTGCCGTCCACAAGTTCCGGACAGCCGGGATACCGGCACGGTGTCTTAGGCCTTCTTGGCATTTTCTTCACTCCCTGCTATCAGCCGTTCAAGATACCATTTGGCTTTGAGCAAATCCTCATTACCATTCTTCAGCTTGAACCGCCACACATATTTAATAACATTAGCCACGCACACGGCTTCGATACCCTTAAGGCCTGCGGTAGCAGACTCAATGGCATCAATGCATTCTACTTTGCCGTTAGTGTAGTGCTGCGGATGATTTATCTTATCCATTAGCTTTCCTCCCAATAAAAAAGCCCTCGCGGGTTTTTCCCGTGAAGGCCGTTCGAATTTTATTTATTTTTTGCTAAGTATACCATACCACAAAAGCATCTTTAACATCTACTAACATTTACTCTCATCTTTTATTTTTTCATGAAAAAAGCCTCCGCGGGTTTTATCCCATGAAGGCTGCACAATTTCTATTTTCTTCTTTGCCAATCATATCATAACACAAAAACATCTTTAACATCCACTAACATTTACTCTCATCTTTTATTTCTACCGCTTCGATTGCTTTCTTCTTCAGCCGGTAGATATGCTGAACGGAATATCCCATCTCCAAAGCAACATCCTCCCACTTTTTAAAGCCGAGGTACCGTAATGTCAGAAGGCTTCTCAGCTCAGGGTCAGCCATTTTGTTTATGGCTATTGAAAGCTCTCTCCTGAAATCAATAATGCTATCTATATCTTTATTTATTTCTCTCTGAAGGTCTACGATTTTTATTACCGTATCCTCCAGTTCATGAACGTTCCTCGTTCCGCTCGGGGGCACAAGGCTCATAACAGAATTTACTTTTGTGGCTAAGTCATTAAGGCATCTCAGCTGAGAAATCTTGCCCGCAATCATCTGATCAGTCCAATAGGCGTTCTCCAGGTACTCCGTCTTATTCATGGCCAATCACCTCCCTTCTCAGTTGTTTAACGACAGGCTTAGGAAGAACGTCCGTAAGCAGGGCATACCAGTCAGATAAGATAAATTCCTCTATGCTCCGCATTTCCCGGAACAATACATATCTCTTTGTCTCGTTCCATTTTCTTTTGCAGCAATGAACCTCCCTTGTTGCATGAGCCTTTGTTCTTAATCTCTTAATCTTATTTGCCGCAGACTTATAATCCTTTACCGCCTGCATAACAATCGCATTGCCTAACGCTTCATATGGTCTTAACATTTTCCGCCTCCTAAGTTAGCTTTCACGGCATCTATCAGCGCCGACTGAGTCTTGTCTTTTCTTTCCAAGGCTTTCATGACATTTTCGTCAATCGTGCCTTTGGATACTATGTGGTGGATAACTACGGTCTGTTTCTGGCCCTGCCTCCATAATCTGGCATTGGTCTGCTGATACAGCTCTAAGGACCAGGTAAGGCCAAACCAGATTAAGTTTGAGCCTCCTGCCTGCAGGTTTAATCCATGACCTGCTGATGCCGGATGAATAAGTGCTACCGGAAGCTCTCCATCGTTCCACTTCCCGATGCTTTCGTTCCCGTCAATCCTTGCAAACGGTATGTGCCTGCCAGTTAGCCTTTTAGCAATTCTCTCCAGGTCATGCTTGAACCAGTAAGCTATTAATACCGGCTTCCCATTGGCGCCTTCGATTAAATCCTCTAAGGCATCCAGCTTCCTGTCGTGAATAGTTACTGCCTTTTTGTCCTCATCGTAGACAGCCCCGTTCGCCATCTGCAGCAGCTTGTTGGAAAGGGTAGCCGCATTTACTGCATCAATGTCAGTACCGTCAAGTGAGAGAACCATTTCCTTTCGCAGTGTCTCGTACTTGCCTTTCTCTTCCTCGTTCATACAGACAGAAACTTTATTCATCACGCACTCCGGCATCTTTAGGTAATCCACGGACTTCATGGAAATAGTGATATCTGATATGAGCTTATAAATACTCTCCTCGGCGCCTGCCAAGGGCTTGTAGGAGAACACGATCTGCTGATTTCGTTTATCGGGAATAAAAAAGTTCCTGCGGTACTGGCCTATATACCTTCCCAGTCTTTTTCCCATGTCCAGGAGCCTGTATTCCGCCCACAGATCCATGAGGCCGTTGGAGCTGGGAGTCCCTGTAAGTCCTACAACACGTTTTATAGTTGGCCTTACTTTTAACAAACTTTTAAACCGCTTTGTTGCCCCGGACTTAAAAGAAGACAGCTCATCAATAACCACCATATCAAAATCGAAAGAACAGTTCTTCACGAGCCACTCCACGTTCTCCCGGTTGATGATATAAATATCCGCTTTGGCCATAAGCGCGGCCTTCCTCTCCGCCTCGGTACCGATTGCCACGGAGTACGTAAGGCCTTTCAGATGCTCCCACTTTTCAATCTCCTGGGGCCAGGTTCCCAAGCCGACCCTTAAAGGCGCTATAACAAGAACCTTCCTGACCTCGAACCGGTCATGCATCAGTTCCTTTATGGCAGTAAGGGTAATAACTGTTTTGCCAAGGCCGCAGCTCAGGAAAATGGCAGACACCGTGTTATTAACGATGAACCGTGCGCTATATTCCTGGTACTCATGAGGTATGAACTTCATCCGGCATCGCCTCCATGCTGTCAATGACGTAAACCTTAAAGCCTAACTTCCGGAGCATTTCATGTCTTTTTAATTGCGCGGGCCTCGGCTTCTTCCCTGGTGCCTTAAGCTCGGCAAAGAACAGCTTCCCTCCCGGCATAAGCACCAGGCGGTCAGGCATCCCAACAAAACCCGGGCTTATAAACTTAGGGCTGATACCGCCCCGTGCTTTTACTGCTTTAACGAGCTTTTGCTCGATTAACTTTTCACGGCTATTTAAAAAGTTCATCGGCTGCCACCTTCGCTATCCCAATAATCTCAGCATCGGCTTCGTTTCTCGTTTCCCCTTTTGTAGTGCCATAAAACACATCAGTGTATTCGTGGCCTAATTCGGGATAATCGCTAAGCATGCGCTCCTCTGCCTTGCAGCAGAGAATATCGGCTTTCCGCAATATGCCTGCCAGTATATCCGTCTCTTTTGCCGGCAGCACTTTTGATGATTCCACAGCGATACCGGAACCTAATGTCTTGAAAAGCCTCATCATGGCTCCTACTTTTTTATACCTGTCAAGATTTCTCTCTTTTTTATTTAACATTTCAAGCTCCTCCATTTTTTCATATCGTTCTTTTCTTCCGTTCTCAAGTCAAAAAATCCCTATACGCGCGCGTATATGCGTATATATGCGTTTACTCTCTCTCTTTTATATATATATAATATATATATAATTATTAAGAACATTGGTACAAAGGAGATAAAAGCTGGCTACTGCCTTTGCGTTTGGCTTGTTCTCCTTTTAGTACCTTCTGCCATTTTTCAGAACATAATCGATACCAGGGAACTGTTCTAAAAATCACTTGTTCTTGGAACTTTCCTTAAGAACGCTCTTCGGAATGAATACATACTGCGGTCCGTATGCAGAAACCCTTATTTTATTGGGGAGTCTCTCCCAGCCGAGTTTTGTTAAAATTCCTGCAATAGTATTAGAATCATAGCGGCCAATACTTGAGCGTTCTCTGCCAAAGCATTCGCACCAGATTTCCATGTTGCAGACCTGCTTTCTTGCTACTGCTCCCTCACTGCCGATTCCGCCTATCTCATTACAGGATAAGAAGTTTCTGCGTTCATACAGGTCCATGGTTTCCCATTTTTGGGGGAGCAAGGTATCAAGGTATTCATGCACCAGGCCTTCTTTTTCATCCGATTCCATGGCATCACGCTGCTCTTCTGTCGCGATAAGGTTTTCGTCAGCGGTAAGATACAGCTTTTCTCCTTTTTGCACTAATTCAAAAACTTCCGCCCAGATCTGCCGGACTTCATTACTGCTTAAATCCCAGGGACGTTTCTTTTTGGAGCCCG